ATTCTCGGCTAGACGTGCTGCACGTTTCGAAGTCCTGCCATTACGAACAGTATCACTCCTAGTAGTATTATCACAAGCATTCGCAGGATACTCCCAATAGTAATCACCACGTTTTTCAACACGTACTATTTCTTGCGTAAATGACGTGTAATCATCATACTGGCAAGTAGCTTCCATTTTTCTTTCATCCACTTTCCAGCCATTTTTTCTGACATATCTTAAAACCTCATCTTTGGTCATATCGTTCGACCTTGACCTACAGAATAATCCCAAACATCCTCCTCTCTGCCGCCTCGTCACGCCCCCCTTTCTTTTGCTACTACGCCTAGTCTTCGCGGGCATGTTTCTAAATAGCGGTTAGTTCTTCTTCTGAATATGAATGACCGGCCCCTTCAATCTCCGCGCATTCATCGGATCATACGCATTGCTATCCTCCTCCTCCTTATCACGGTAGTAGTTGGCCGAGTGCTGCCAGAATTCCGCCGCACCAATGCGGAAATCATTGTGGATGTCGGCCTTATACCAGAAGATACAATCCTCCAGCTTCGCCGACTGGCTCGTGTTATCCACCACTAAACACTCGTAGTTCTGCGTGCACTGGTCCATAATCTGACAGAAGAACTCGAAGCTCGGAAAGGCCGATGCGTAGTTCTCGAAAATGCGCTTGCGGTTCGTCGCATACGGCTCGCGCAGAATAAACACGAAATCCACGTTGGTCCGGAGAGCTGGCTGAATACCAAGCGGATACTGCATAGTGATAATGAAGAACACCTTGAGCCAACGACCGTTCATAAAAAGATATCGAATATTCTTATCGTGTGTCCAACTATCGTCATACATACAGTCATCGAGAATCATAAAGGATCTCGGGTCCAAGCGTGACTTGGCCCCCCCGCCATTCTGCTCCCGCTGTATTCGAGCCATAATCATCTTTTGCCGCTTCACGAAGTTTGCCAGAATCATCGGAGAAAACTCGCCATGAATGAAAAGCGGCGGAATCATTTTACCATAAAAGGAGTTGGATTCCTCTGTACCACTAATAACTGTGCCGAGTGGCATTTCCTGGTGGTGGAAAAGCAGGTCACGCACAAGCGTGGATTTACCTGTGCGGCGACGCCCAATAAAAATCACGACAGCATCCTGTGGGATTTTGCGCATATCGAACTTCTTCAGTGATACATTGACTGCCCCAGCCATTTGTTTAACTGTATATGGCTAGACTTTTTTGGGAGCGCGTCACAGCGCAAACTAAAGGCTCTTGAACCCGGTAAGAATGGATAATCTCCGGGGTGTAAATCTACCCCAACCTCGTTTCCGGTTAGCACAACTATCAAAAGAGCTGTCTCGTGTGAATGGTTTCAACTCCCTACAGACGTTTTTCCCAACACTCACGAAGCTATATCGCATCAATAAACACCAGACAGACGATGTATGGCTAGACTCCAAATGGCGTATTGTTGCACTCGATATTTCTGGAACGCATGGGCCATGCAACCTCTCGCTCGTTCTAAATAACGATGGTCCGGTGGCCGAAGAAAGACGGCATAATGCTTATCTGAAAGTTACACATCTACTGGACCCTATTCGGTGGATGAAAGGGAGCTATAGTCTTCCAAGACACACTGGGCTACCGTGGCACAATAAGACCTGGGCCACGGCATCAGCGAAGCTGCAAGATTCCTGGAATCAGGCCTATGTTGAGAGTATTGCCTCTTATGCTCTGGGGCGCCTCCGCGATGAAGGTCTTTCCCCACACTTCAATGAGTTCTACGGAGCATTCTGTGCGAGAGCCGATCTTTATAGATATAATCTCACCGACGAGTTCGGAAGTTATAGGAATGCCCGGTGGTTCTGGACCGGTCAGAAAAAGGGTCTCTATAAACTCTGTGTCTTGGACAATGAAGATCCGAGCCGACCCATTGACCAGAAAATGAAAGACGATATTCTTCGCGAACCATCCGTTATGGAATCCGACTGCGATGAAAGCGATAATAGCGAGGCTGGAGAAGAGGAGATATATATCACGGATGAAATACTAAATGAAACCGCCTCCCTACATTCGGATGAAATGAGCGATATTAGTTTTGCAGAGACCTCAAGTAAAGCTGAGTCTGAAATGCCACTTGACGAATACAAGATTTATGCCGAGCTGAACGATTTTCCTGTGATGCTTATTGCGGTTGAGCAGAATGATGGGACAATGGACGCGCTGCTCGATGACTTTAAAGAGATTGGTGCAAATCACGGGACATACGAGTGGGAACTCCGCTGGTCTGCCTGGCTTTTTCAGGTTATTGCCGCCCTGTCCGTTGCGCAAACTGTTTTGGGATTCACGCACAACGATCTACATACGAATAATGTAGTGTGGTCTTCGACGAAGGAAGATTATCTATATTATACGCTTCGGTCTGGTGCTACGTTCATGATCCCCACATTCGGTAAACTGTTTCGTATTATCGATTTCGGACGTGCCATTTTTACGATTAATGGCACTCAGTTTATTAGCGACGATTTTCGCCCCGGAAATGACGCGGATGGGCAGTATTGTTTCAAGCCTCTAAATCCGCGGCCAAAGGTTGAAGTTGGGCCGAATCCGTCGTTTGATCTTGCTCGATTGGCAGTCAGCCTCTTTGAATCACTTTTTCCTGACGCGCCTGAGGATAAGGAGGGGGGCGAGATCCTCAGCTCTGAGGAGGGTCTCGTAATGAAGGAGACGGTGTCGCCCCTATTCAACTGCATATGGTCTTGGATGATAGACGATGACGGTAAGAATATTCTTATTGAGCCAGACGGTTCGGAACGTTTTCCGGACTTTGATCTCTATAAGCATATTGCGGAGAAGATACACGGGGCCATACCCAGCAAGCAGTTTTCGCATCCAGCTTTTGACCGATTCCAAGTGAGTCCGTCAGAAGTTGCTAATGTTAAGAAATGGCAGCTATTTTGTTAGTTGTTAGTAGAATGACGACGCATAAGTATAATGCCACGGCAAAGGGTGTCATGGAGTGGGCGAATGCTGAGCTTGCGCACGTAGGGCGTATTGCCGGAATAGAAGATAAAGATATCCAGTATAGCTATGCCCTATCAACGGTGAATGGAATGGCCCATCTTCGTAATGCGCTTTTTGAGCTTGTAGGAGATTCTGATTATGCTGAGCACAAGAAGGATCTTCTTAAGACTCATAACGCAGTTATCCGCGTTATGAAACATCTTATCAAGGACTACAAGATCAAGCTTGATACAATAAAGCAGTTCAATGTGCGCCATGTCCTTGGAAGTATGTCTTATCTGAAACGCGGGACGCGCAAGAATACCGGCAAGTGCCAAAGTTAAGCACCCCTGTTGGGGTGCTTAACTGGAGCATACTTGCCAACAGTTGTGTTGTAGGCCAAAGTCAAGAATCCCCTTTAGGGGAGTTCTTGACTTTGGCACAACACGGTAAGAACTAGAATCTCGGGACACCCACCTTTACCTCTTCAGCCTCCTCCACAACGGCTACTGCCTCCGCTATCACTTTCTGCCCCTCAGTAAAAAGTGTTAGAGGAACCATACCGATCACGAAATTAATCACACTTTCAGAAGACTCTGGAAGAAGCTGGATAATCATGGCGACCATAATAGCGCCGATGATGAAATCGCGGGCCATACTTTTGGTAGAAGGGGCCTTCTCTTCAACAAACTTCGAGCTCGCTGCACCTATTGCCGAGATGATAACACCTCCTAATATCATTCCAGTGAGCAGGGGGGGTTGTGACATTCTGGCCGCTCGACAGGAAAAAAAGACGCGTCCGCTAACGCATTCATGTTAGTTCTTCAAAATCCATCTGGAGCTCCTCTTCCTCCTTTACGGGTTCAACTGGCTTCTTATCTTTATTATCCAAATCCTCGAAATCATCCATCGGTTCCGGAGAACCATCTAAAATCTGGATCTCATTATCAGGCGTTTCCTCTGGTTCAAACTCAGATAGAGGGACTTCCTCCGTTTTATCCTCAAAGACTGTGTCAATCCCTGTAAATAATGGAGTGTCAGTGGTGGTAGCTACTACACCTGATGCATCTACCACGATGGTTACTGGCTCCTCCTTGACCTCCTCTTTGGGCTCCTTGGCCTCTTTGGGCTCCTTGGCCTCCTCTTTGGCCTCCTCTTTGGCCTCCTTGTCCTCTTTGTCCTCTTTGACCTCCTCCTTGTCCTCCTTTGCCTCTTTGACCTCTTTTACCTCTTTGACCTCCTCCTTCTCCTCCTCAGCCTCTTCCTCCTCCTCTTCATCCTCATCATCTCTCAGATACTCGCGTAAAATGTTCTTTACTGGCAACATTCCTCGAATAGCCTGTTGGATACCATCGTGAAGAATAGACTCAATCTGACGGAGATTCTTCTGACGCTCAATAGAAGGTGACGTCGTCGAAAAGAGATAAATATTGCTCCATAGGAGGCGAGAACACTCCGTAAATGTTCGATGCAGAAAGTGCTCTAGCCGAGGAATAGTAATCTGAAGCTTCTTCTGGCGGGATGTTAGACGAATGGCCGATAATACCTTCGTGTGTGCGATGAAGACGGCTGTAAGAAGTTCCTCCAGATAGTCGCAGTGTGTGGCGGCGGTCAACGTAGCTGTCTCACGCTGGACTTTATCAACATTCCAGTCAGGAAC